CTTACTGCCCGACACACAAGAACGTGTCACTGAATTGAAAGAAGTCTTAGCCTCTGACACACCACCTGAACGGTGCTACGAGGTTGAGTTTGACTACAAGACAGGTAATGAGAAGCTGGCTATTGGTTGCGTCTTCTGTGACTTCAAGAAGGAGTGTTGGAAAGATGCTAACGATGGTCAGGGTCTCAAGGGTTACAAGTATGCAGCTATACCGTTCCCTATATACCTCACCAAGGTGGTGAAGGAACCAAGGGTTGCGGAGATAGACATTGGCTAGGAAGTTAACCACAAGACAAAGAGCACTCAAGGCTGGGTATAGGTCTGGCCTTGAGGAACAAACGGCTGAGATGTTAAAGAAGAAGAAAGTAAAGTACACCTACGAAGAGACCAAGATCAAGTGGGAAGACTTTAAGATCAGGACTTACACACCTGACTTTGTTCTACACAACGGCATCATAGTAGAAACCAAGGGCCGCTTCACAGCAGCCGATAGACGCAAACACCTTGAAATTAAACGACAATACGGGACAGAACATGACATCAGGTTCGTCTTTAGTAATAGTCGTGCCAAGTTATACAAGGGTGCTAAGTCTTCATATGGTGACTGGTGTGACAAGAATGGGTTCCTTTACGCAGACAAGGAGATACCAGAGGAATGGTTAAATGAATGAGGATTTGACTACTCGAATTACTGAAAGGTTCAGTATTGAAGAGATAGCAGACGCCTGTGGCATTACACCTTACATGTTTATACAGGCTTTCGCAGATGAAATAGTTGACAACCTAAGCTCTTTGTCAGATATTGACCACGGGTTTACAACAAAGATAGAGGACTACGAATGATTACACAGGAAGACATTGATGCCTTCAAGATCATAGACGTTACACCTATGGACTACTCGTATTGGGTAGAGGATAAGATTGTAACTAAAGGAGATACCCGCTTGATTGAGAACACTCTTGGTCTAGTGGGTGAGGCTGGTGAGGTGGCTGAGAAGGTTAAGAAGTATCTCAGGGACAACACAAAGGTTAGTCAGAAAGAGATTGTAAAGGAGTTAGGAGATGTGGTATTCTATGCTACAGCACTATCTAATTACTTCTACAGTAACCTCAACGAGGTTATGCAAACCAACATGGACAAGTTGAATGATCGTGCTAAACGTGGTATGATTAAAGGGTCAGGGGATAACAGATGAAACAGAAGTGGGTAAACAATATACTCGTAAGGTTCATGCGGTACTGTGTGATGTGGTCAGAGCATCGACAGGCAATCAAGGTACTGAACCGACTGTCCGATAGGGAACTAAAGGACATTGGCATTAGCCGAGAAGACATTGACCGTATGGTCTGGTTAGAAGAAGATAAAACAATGCGAGGACGTGGCGAATGACTAGGTACACAGCAGAGTTCAGAGGAGGGGACCGTGGCCCTAATGACTGGGAGTGGACCGTTGTTGATGAAGATATTGGTCCGTCTGGAAGCTCTATCCACTTCGGTCTAACTGAAACAGAAGCCAAGTCTTTAGCAAAAGAACTTAATGAGAAAGAGCAAAATGACAAACAGTAACCAACTACCAACAGATTATCAGTCATTCATCCACAAGTCACGGTATGCCCGTTGGCTGGAAGAAGAAGGACGCCGTGAGACATGGGGTGAGACAGTATCACGTTACATGGGTAACCTCGTTTACCCCAAGATCGGTAAGGACAGCTACACCAAGGAGATCGAACAGGCTATCCTGTCACTGGATGTCATGCCATCTATGAGAGCCTTGATGACAGCTGGCCCTGCTTTGGCACGGGACAACACGGCAGGGTACAACTGTTCATACCTACCCGTAGATGACCTTAAGTCCTTCGATGAGGCTATGTTTATCCTCCTCTGTGGTACTGGTGTCGGGTTCAGTGTCGAGAGACAATTCATCAGCAAGCTCCCAGAAGTGCCTCAACTCTTCGAGAGTGAGTCGATCATTGTCGTTAAGGACAGCAAGGAAGGCTGGGCTAAGGGGTTCCGTCAATTGATTGCACTCCTTTATAGTGGTGAGATTGCTCAGTGGGATATGTCTAAGGTTCGTCCAGCTGGTGCTAAACTCAAGACCTTTGGTGGACGTGCCTCTGGTCCTGCACCCTTAGTTGATCTGTTTAACTTCACTATCCGTACCTTTAAGGAAGCACAAGGCCGTAAGCTGTCTTCTCTTGAGTGCCACGACATCATGTGCAAGATCGGTGAAGTGGTAGTGGTTGGTGGTGTACGCCGCAGTGCTATGATCTCTCTGTCTAACCTGAGTGATGACCGTATGCGTCATGCTAAGTCAGGAGCATGGTGGGAGAACAACCCCCAACGTGCCTTGGCTAACAACTCTGTATCCTACACGGAGAAACCAGACAGTCTATCCTTCATGCGTGAGTGGATGGCCTTGGTTGAGTCAGGCTCAGGTGAACGTGGTATCTTTAACCGTCAGGCTTCTAAGGTACAGGCAGCTAAGAATGGACGCCGTGATGCTGACTATGACTTTGGGACCAACCCGTGTTCGGAAATCATCTTGCGCCCAAATCAGTTTTGTAACCTAACGGAGTGCGTAGTACGGGCAACAGATAGTATTGAAGACCTAGAGAAGAAGGTTCGTATGGCTACCATCCTTGGTACGATACAATCTTCCTTTACAAAGTTCCCTTATCTCCGTAAGATATGGCAGAAGAACACAGAAGAAGAACGACTACTGGGTGTCTCAATGACAGGGATCATGGACAACCCACTAATGACAACTAAAAACGCAGGATTGGAGAAGACCCTTGAACATCTTAAATGGATTGCAGTTGAAACTAACGCTGAGTGGGCTGGCCGCCTTGGCATTCCTGTTGCTACTGCTATTAGCTGTGTTAAGCCATCGGGAACAGTCAGCCAACTCGTTGACTCAGCCTCTGGGATTCACGCCAGACACAGTGATTACTACATCCGAACCGTCAGAGGAGACAACAAAGACCCCTTGACACAGTTCATGAAGGACCAAGGTATTCCTAACGAGCCAGACGTAATGAAACCAGATGCTACTACAGTGTTTAGTTTCCCCATGAAGGCTCCAGCTGGTGCGGTGACAACCTCAGACATGACAGCCATTGAGCAGCTGGAGATGTGGTTAGCTTATCAACGGTCATGGTGTGAACATAAACCATCGGTAACAATCAACGTCAAGAATGACGAGTGGTTTGAGGTAGGTGCTTTCGTTTATAAGCACTTCGATGAAATGTCAGGGGTATCCTTCCTACCGTTTAATGAACACACTTACCAACAGGCACCGTATCAAGAGTGTGGTAAGTCAGACTATGAAACTCTTTTGGCTACCATGCCTAAAGCTATTGACTGGTCAAGCCTGTCGGACTATGAACAAGAAGACAACACAGCTGGTAGCCAGACATTAGCTTGCTCTGGGGATAGCTGTGAGATCGTAGACCTAGTTTAACCAAAGCACCTGAGCAAGTGTATAAAAGGCTCGTCCTAATTTAAACCTAAAGGAGACAGCAATGCCCTATTTAAACCTAAAGGAGACAACAATGCCCATCGCAAACAAAGAGTTCAACCCATCAGGATCAAAAGAAGTAGATGACATCAAGGAGACAGCAATGTCATTCACAAACAAAGAGTTCAACCCATCAGGATCAAAAGAAGTAGACGATATCAAAGATGCAGCAGAGTCCTTGGCTCTTGCTATCCAACTACATTGTCCCAATGGCCCTCTGAAAGATAAAGCTATCTTGGACACACAGTCTGCTTCTATGTTTGCAGTCAAGTCACTGTTTATCTAATGTACATAATCATAACCCGTGACCAATGTAATTTCTGTGATGATGCTAAGGCTATGCTACGGGGTAGGGGGCTGGCTTATGTCTCCTACACCATCGGCTCCTCTAGTAGTCGGTGGCTCTTAACATTAATCAGACAAGCAGGTATGACAACAGTACCTCAGATCTTCAACCCACAAGGTGAGCACATAGGTGGCTACACCG